TCCCCAATAACCAACCGCAACCTTGCGGCCCTACCAAGACCAACCCAGACGCACATAAACCTGAGCACGCACCTAAAGTAAAGCCCGAGGACCCTTACCCTACATTTGTTCATTTTGTTAACACATGCAAACAAGGAGAAGCACTTGGGTTTTGCCGCAAAGAGTTCTGGAAACTAGTGGAACATATCCGCTATAAGGTCGGTAGGGGTGAGTTTGACCAATCTTGGTTTCCCACGTTGGTCAGTAAGTCTAACATGAAGGCAGAGGCTAGAGGGATGGATGCCGACCCCACCAAATCCCGTGTTATCTTTATAGCTTGCTTAACCCATCTTATTATAGATAAGCATCTTTATACTGACTTCATGAAATCATCGTACCAAAAAGGTCCCAATATGATTGGGCATCAGTGGCGCAAAGGCGGTGCTTACCACCTTGCGACAAAAATGGGTTGGAAGCGATCAGATATCTTCTGGTTGCTATATGACATACGAAATTTTGATCAGTGCGCTTTAGCATCTTTAATAGAATTGATACTCATGATGCCCTATTTCTTCTATACCTACGACGACCACCTCGACGACAAAGTTGCGAAAGCGTTCTTTATGTCTCGAGCCCATGAGATGGCTTGTAAAGTCGTCAAGTGGGTTGGTGATGAGTTTAGGTTGATTATAGGACAAATATTTTCGGGGGTTTACCCTACCTCATGGTTAGGCACTATGTACCTCACTGTTGTTAGGTACTACATAGAACTTGAAATATATGAAGAAATCAGGCTCACCGATCCTAAATTGGCGGCAGAATGGAAGGTCAGCTTTAGACCTGCGGGCCAGTATGGCGACGATAGTATGTTAGCGTACTTGAAGAAATTCTTCCCTTGGATCATTGGCACCCCTACAGCAGAATTCCCTTTAGGGAACTACCAGCGCAAACTTCTGGAGTACTTCGGCCTCATTATAAAGTCAGAACCCCCCCCGGAAATATTCGGCATGGGTGAGCCTTATAGCCGAGTCCCCCCTGATGGAGGTAGTCCCTTCATTACTCGCGTCAATGTCCAGTATACGCAGTGGGGAGCCCTCCGCAATGTTATTGAATATAAGGGCCCCGTGTTCCTCAAACGCCACTTCGTCCTCTACACTAATGCGGCTGGAGACACAGATATTTTCCCCTGGCGTCACGAAGACGACTTCTTCGACAGGTGCGCTATTTCTACTAATGATTTGGGTCTCAATATGGCCAAAATGGCTAGTAAATTTCAAGGTTTGATGATTGACTCGTGTGCCACCAATCCCGTCGCCTATGCCTTCTGCAGGTCTATGTACCGGATGACTATGTCTGCCATAGGCGATAGACCTGTTGAGGAAGGGACCATAAAGAAGTACAAAGCGAAGATGGGCTTCAGCTCCATAGGTGATGAAATCATCATGAATCCCCGCTTATTAATAAACGAGTTTCGATGGGATGAGGTTTGGCGACGGTCTTGGGCCCTGTATAAGGGCATCGACCTTTATGACGATTTTGGTAAATCTAGAACCCTTTTAGGTCCTGTCCTCCCTGAAGCTGACATGGACCTTATGGCTAAGGAGTTGGAGTATGCGGAAGAGCACAACTTAAAGTGGTATGAAATGTGA